GTTTGATGGTTCTGGAAATGTAACAGGTACATCTACTATACAAGCAGATGCTGTAGAACAGTCAATGATAGCAGATGACGCAGTAGGTTCAGATCAAATTGCAGATAATGCAGTTACATTAGGAACACATACTACAGGTAATTATATGGCACAGGTTTCAGGTGGAGATGGTATTACAATTTCCCATACACAGGGAGAAGGTTCTACAGCTACTATTACTGGAACGGCTATATATAATGCTAGTGGTACAAAACTTAATTAGGGGTAGTTTATGGCTTTAGCGAGTAGACAGGACTTACAGGATTACGCCTTACGAAGGCTAGGCGCTCCTGTAATTGAAATAAATGTAGAAGACGGACAAGTATCAGATAGAATTGATGATGCTTTACAGTTCTTCCAGGAGTATCATTTCGACGGAGTTGAAAGAGTATTCCTTTCACATCAAGTTACTGGTTCAAAACTAAAACTAACTACTAATATTGCAGGTAATTTTACCAAAGGCGAAACAATCACAGGCGGAACATCAGGAGCTACTGCAAAGGTAGATACAACTGATGGGCAATTTATAACAACAGAGGAATCAACAGGGACTTGGCAAGCATCAGAAACTATTACAGGTGGCACCTCAGGTTCAACAGCAACACTTAGTCCAACCGATTTTTATACCAAAGGGGATATTGAGAATGGATATATCCCCATTGGTTCTGGTGTTTTAGGTGTTACTAGGATGTTTAACTTTGGTGGAGCAGCTACTAACAATACAAGAGATGGCCAACTGTTTGATTTAATGTATCAATTTAGAATGAATGATCTATATAATTTAATGGGAGCAGACATGGTCTATTACACAATAGTCCAGAGTCACTTAACAACATTAGAAAAACTTCTCACTAGCGAGAGACAAATCCGTTTCAATCGTAAAACAGATAGATTATATGTAGATACTGATTGGGACAAAACATTCAATGTAGGAGATTACATAGTAGCAGAAGCTTATGCTATCATAGATCCGGCAACATATACAGAAGTTTATGATGATATGTTTCTTAAGAAATATACAACAGCACTTATTAAAAGGCAATGGGGAGAAAACCTTAAAAAATTCGCAGGAATACAAATGCCAGGTGGGGTTATATTAAACGGAGACCAAATCTATCAAGAAGCTGTACAAGAGATACAAGCAATTGAACAAGAAATGTCGTTGAAATATGAATTGCCACCATCATTTATGATAGGATAATGTATGACTACTAATCACTTTTTTCAAGGCGGTAACAATATAGGAGCTACAAGCGAACAACGCTTAGTAGAAGATCTTGTACTTGAGTCTTTGAAAATATATGGGCATGACATATATTATATGCCTAGAACATTAGTAAACAAAGATACAATCTTTGATGAAGATGAATTGTCAAGATTTACACAAGCATATCCATTAGAAATGTATTTAGATAATGTTAATGGTTATGAAGGACAAGGAGATATATTTACAAGATTTGGACTTGAAGTTCGAGATCAAGCAACCTTTGTTCTAGCAAAAAGACGATGGGAAGATTTAGTATTAACAAGTGGAGGCTCATTTACACAAACAACAAGACCTTCTGAAGGTGATTTGTTGTATATGCCTAAGACAAAAAGTATTTTTGAAATTAAATATGTCGATTTCCAAAATCCTTTTTATCAACTAAACCAAATTTATGTATTTAGATTGGTTTGTGAATTGTTTGAATACAGTTCAGAAGATTTGGATACAGGTATTGCAGAAATAGATGCCATAGAAACAAAATACTCTCAAGATATGTTAGAGTATCAGTTACTACAAGAGAGTGGCAAACTATTATTAAACGAAACAAATGGTTGTATAATTAACGAAGCTTATAATACAGAGGTTTCAGAACCAATAGACAATACAGATTTTGATAATCTAGTAACACTAGAAGGTATATTAGACTTTAGTGAAAAGAATCCATTTGGAGAGATAGGAGCTTAGTATGTTTAAAGATACAACCTTTTATCACAATCATATAAGAAAGGCTATTATAGCTTTTGGAACAATATTCAATGATATAAACATTGAAAGAAAAAATAGTGCTGGAGCTATAGCACAAACAATTAGAGTACCTTTAGCATATTCTACTAAGCAAAAATTTATGACAAGGATTGCTAGGGTAACAGATACAAGTACAAGAGGTGAAGTAGCAATTACTTTACCTAGAATGGGGTTTGAAATACAAGGAATACAATATGATCCTGCTAGAAAAACCCAAGTAATTAATAAAAATAAGGTAGTAGGCACAGGAGATGATGCTAATACAGTAAGAGTAGCATTTAATTCTACACCATATAACATGAACTTGGCCTTATATATATTTGCGAAGAACCAAGATGATGGTTTACAATGTTTGGAACAAATAATTCCTTACTTCAATCCTGACTTTAATGTTACGATTAATGATTTACCAGAACTTGGAATAAAAAGAGATATTAAAATTACATTAGATAATGTTGGTTATGAAGATGAATATGAAGGCGAATTTGCTAATAGATTAAGTGTAGTATGGACATTAAATTTTACAATGAGACTTAATTTTTATAGTAATGTAAGCAATCACGATGTTATTAAGAAAGCAATTGCTACGGTCTACAATGATACGAACATGACTCTTAATACAACAACAAATGCTAGTAAAGCAAAAATAACTGCTAGTGTTAATCCGTTGAATGCAACACCGTCTGATACTTATTCATTCTTGGAGGAATTTGATGAAGAATTCGAAAACTAAAAACACTTTTGAAGATTTAGATAAAGCGTTTAATACAAAAGAAGTAACAAAAGCTTTAGAAACTAATCTTAAAAAAGTTCAAGACGAGAGACAACTCCCAGCAGTAGACATGTCCGACGAAGATAAGGAAGCTCTACATGCAAAACAACAAGAAGAAGATTTACAGTACGCTAGGTCTATACTAAAACAGGCAGAGGCATACAATGCTGAGGCAATAGAAGGCATATTACATATAGCTAGAAACTCAGACCAACCTCGTGCTTATGAAGTGGCTGGTGGACTAATTAAAAACTTACAAGATACAGCTAAAGATATGCTAGAAGTACAAGAAAAACATAAGCGTATCACAGATGATGGATCTAAAGGTAAGAACATTAAAACACAAAACAACATGTTCGTAGGTAGTACAAAAGATTTACTACAAGCATTGAAAGGCGAACAAGCAAAAACAATAGAAGGTGAAGTAGCAGAAGACGATGGCACAACCTGAACAAGTCTCATATCACGGTAATCCTAATCTTAAACCATTAGCATATCAGCACGATTTTACTAAAGAAGAAATCGCAGAGTATGTTAAATGTCAAAACGATCCTAAGTATTTTATAGAAAACTATGTAAAGATAGTTACACTAGATAAAGGATTACAACCATTTAAACTATTTGATTGCCAAAAAGCAAAAGTAGATCTTATAATGGATAACAGAAAAGTTATTCTAATGGAAGGACGACAACAAGGTAAAACAGTAACAGCAGCTGCGTGTATATTACACTATACAATATTCCAAGAAGATAAAACAGTAGCTATTATGGCTAACAAGGCATCAGCAGCTAGAGAAGTATTAAACAGATACCAAATAATGTATGAGAACTTACCTTTGTGGATGCAACAAGGTGTTAGAGTATGGAATAAAGGTGATGTAGAGTTAGAGAATAATAGTAAAGTACTCTCAGCAGCTACAACAGCATCCGCCATTCGTGGTAAATCAGTTAACTGGTTGTACATTGATGAGGCAGCAATCATACCTAACAATATAGCAGACGAGTTCTTTACATCTGTTTATCCTACTATTTCTGCTGGTGAGACAACAAAAATTCTACTTACATCTACACCACTAGGATACAATCACTTCTGGAAGTTCTGGAATGAGGCAGAGAAAAAACAAAATGGTTTTGAACACATGTTCATACCTTACTATGAGATACCGGGAAGAGATGAGAAGTGGTTAGAAGAACAAAAAGGCCTCTTAGGAGAGGTTAAATTTAATCAAGAGGTTTTATGTGAGTTTTTAGGTTCTACAAATACTTTAATTAATTCTGCCACAATTGGTAGATTAAGTACTAAAGAACCAGAGTTTCAAAATGCCGGATTAGATATATATGAAGAGCCCAAAGAAGGGCATTACTACGCTATGGCATGTGATACTGCAAGGGGCATAGGTGGAGATTACTCTGCCTTTGTAGTAGTTGATATTACAGAAATGCCATATAAAGTAGTAGCAAAATATCGTAAAAATGATATAGCACCTATGTTATTTCCTGATGTAATAGGAAAGGTAGGCAGGGACTATAACAATGCTTTTATATTAGTAGAAGTCAATGATATAGGACAACAGGTAGTAGAAATACTACATCAAGAAGTAGAATATGAGAATATTCTTAGTACGGTTACAGAACAGAATAGGCAATATGTTAGTCCAGGGTTTGGTAAAGCAACTAAACTAGGAGTAAATACTTCTAAACAAGTAAAAAGACAAGGGTGTTTTACATTTAAGTCTTTACTAGAAGAACAAAAGCTGTTGGTATTTGATGAACATATTATACATGAAATATCAACATTTATTGAGAAGGGTAACACTTATCAAGCAGATGAAGGTTACCATGATGATTTAGTTATGTGCATGGTTTTATTTGGTTGGCTATCAAGTCAAAACTTCTTTAAGGATATGACTGATGTTAATACTAGAGAAGGATTATATGGCCAACAAATGGGAGAGATAGAAACAAATCTTACACCATTCATTAGATTAGATGGACACGAACCAGAGGTAGAAGTTATAGGAGATGATGTTTGGTTACTAGAAGATGAATATCACCCTAGAAATTTACAAAAGAGATTGAAAGATTTAATAAACAGATAATGTACACACGCATCTAAAAGTCTGTACACTTAGAAAGGATTGTTAAAAATAAATTTATTATAAATAGTTGGATGATAATAATAAAACTTGTGTCATTCATAAGATAATATAAACCGAGGAGAAAAACATGGCATTTCAGCTATCACCAGGCGTTGT